CGCCCGCGCCGAAGGGCGCTGACGGAAAGCCGGACTATCGCGATTACGAGCGCCACTTGGTGCCCGGCCCAGTGTGGCGAGCCATCTCGTTTAGGGATGCCGAGAGGCTGGGCCGACGTGTCGACGGGTGGTCTGGTCATAAGGCCGGTTGGTTGTGGCCCGTCTCCGCTATGACGCGGTTTACGTTGATCGAATGAGCCTCTCCGCGCTCGCATCCGCCGCGCACGTTCTGGGGCAGCGGGCGCACGCCGACCCGCTCGCCTACTACCGCCCGACGCCGCCGCAGCTTCGGTTCCTCCAGAGCACAAGCCAGATCAAGCTCTTCCGCGCCGGCAACCAGGCCGGAAAAACCTGGGCCGGCGTCGCGGATTGCATTTGGCGTTGCCTCGGCGCGCACCCCCACACGCTCTGCAAGTCCGCGCCGATCGAGGCCTGGGTCGTCGTCGTGTCGTGGGAGCAGTCGCTCTCCATCCAGGGCAAGATCTGGCAGCTCCTCCCGAAAGACCAGATCGAGGGCGACTGCGAGTACACGCCGGGCAAGGGCTTCCGGGGCAAGGTGCCCATCGTCCGATTCAAGAACGGCAGCATCCTCCGCATCCGCACCGTCAACCAGGGCGCGCTGGCGCTCGCGGGCGCGACGATCGACTACGTCCTCATCGACGAGCCGCCGCCGGAGGCCATCTGGTCCGAACTCGCCGCGCGCGTCCTACGCCAGCGGGGCCGCATCGCGATCACGCTTACGCCCATCGGCCTCCCGCTTGGCTGGCTCCGCGCGCTGGTTGAGTCCGGCGAGGTGGAGGACATCCACACGCCGTTGACGGTTGAGGCCACCACGCCGATCGGCGGGCGTCCGCTCCTGCGGGCCGACGACATCGCGAAGCTCGAGGCGCAAGTCCTGCCCATGGAGCGCGCCCAGCGCATTCATGGCGAGTGGGAGGCGGGCTTTACCGAGGGCCGGGTGTTCGTGCAGTTCGACCACACGACCATGGTGCGCGACGAGGCGCCGACGGGCGAAGCACAGATCGCCATCGGCATCGACCACGGGAAGGAGTCGGGCGCGCAAACGGCGGTCATGGTGGCGGTGACGCGCTCGCGCGACAACGAGCCCCGGATCACCGTGCTCGACGTGGTGTCCAGCAACGGGATGACGACACCCGAGGATGACGCCGCGCAGATCCTGTCGATGATCAAGCGCGCCGGGCTCCGGTGGGAACAGATCGACCGCTGGGTCGGCGACCGCGCGGCCGTCAGTCGCCGAGGCGGGGCGCTCAAGTCGAACGCGCTCCTCGTTCAAGCGTTCGAGAAGTCGCTCAAGATCCCGATCGGGACGTGGCCCGCGAGGATTCATACGGCGTACAAGCCGGCCGGCTCCGTGTTCCACGGCTACCGCGTGCTCCAGGCCGCGATGTTGCGCGGCGACTTTGTCATTCACCCGCGCTGCAAGCGCCTTATCGACGACCTCGGCAAGTTCGACGGCCGGGCGGCGAGTGAGCACAAGCACACGATCGACGGGCTACGCTACGCGCTCGAGCTCGTGACGCGTCGGCAGTACCAGCCGCAGCTCCTCCGCATCGGATAGGATGACGCCATGAACGCCAGCATGACCGCTCCGATGCCGCCGGCCCCCGGCAACCCCGACGAGGCGCGCCGCGTCGAGCACACGCGACACCGATACGCCATGATGGAGGGGCGTTGGCAGCCCATCCTCGAGTCCTACATGGAGACGCAGCTGGGCAGCGTCCGGCGCGCGGCCATGGGCCTCGTGGACATCAGCTACTGCGCGCTCCGGACCACGTCCTACGAGCTCGCGACGCTCTACGACGCCGAGCCCGACGTGAAGCACAACCAGCTCGCGTCGCCCAACATCGACCGCCTCGTCGGCTCGGCGGGCTCGATCGCGCGCTCGGGCCTGTGGTCGCAGATGTCGAGGTTTCAAGCGTACACTCTCGCGTTGCGCGAAATGTGGATGCGCGCCGATGTCGAGGATGGGCGCCTCGTCTACCGGCCCGTTCCTCCGCACATGACGATGGCCGAGGCCGATCCGGCGCGGCCCAACGTGCCCACGCTCTTCGGCGAGCTCCGGCTGCGTCAGGTTGAGGCGCAGCTCCTCTGGACGTTCGAGGTGTGGGACATCCGCGACGCCAGCAACCCGACGTACCGGGTCGTCGAGGCGCTCGACGGGTGGAAGTTCGGGCGCGACCTGACGCGTCTCGTTCACGGCGCGACCTACGACGGCGCCAACTACCCGGCGAGCTGGCGCCGCGCGAACGGCACGCCGATCATCCCGGCGATCCTCTACCATGCGAGCACCTACGGCGACCGGCTCTTCGATCCGTTCGCGAACATCGAGCTTTACACCGGCTCTTTGCAACTCGGGCTGTTCTATTCGTACCTCGCTCACTGCATCCGCGACGCCAGCTACCCGCAACGCTACGCCGTCGGCGTCCGTGTCGCCGGCATGGATGCGTCGGACCTGGGGAGCCGCGCCGCGCGCTCCGAGGTGACGACGGACCCGACCACGATTCTGATGCTCGATCCCATCGCGGAGACGAGCCAGCCGATGATGGGCCAGTATCAGGCCGGCGCGGACGTGGAGAAGCTCGAGGCGGTGATCGCCGCCGTGGCGCACCGGCTCGCGACCGACGCCGGCCTCGCGCCGTCGGAGCTCCAACGCACGTCCGGCTCCGCGCGCTCGGGCTACGCCATCTCGCTGTCCCAGGAGGGCAAAAGGCAGGCACAGCGCCGGTACATCATGCAGTTTCGCGCGTCTGACGAGGCGCTCGTCGGGCTGTCGGCGGTGCTCTACAACCGCTGGAGCGAAGCGAACACGGAGCCGACGAACTACCCCGAGGGCGCTTTCAGCGTCATCTACCGCGAGATCCCGCTGTCGCCGCAAGAGATGGAGGCCCGTCGTAAACACGTCCTGGAAATGCTCGCCGCCGGGCTCATGTCCGAGGTGGACGCGCTCCGCTTCTTCGGGAGCCTGTCGGAACAGGACGCCATCGCTCAGCTCGCCGCGATTCGCACGATGCGGACAGAGACGCCGCCGCCGCCGCCGCCGGAAGGAGGAACGACGCCAACGCCGGCGGCGCCTGCCGACGACGTATCCCACGCCGAGGCCATGGCTGAAGCGGTCGACGAGCTGGTAGCGTCCGAAGAGGCCGTCGCTTTGCTCCTCGAAGCGGCGACCGGCGACCAGGCCGACACGCTACGCGACTTGCTCGCCAGCATCCGCGAGGCCCGCGGCTACCTGACGGGCGCGCCGGTCGAGGCCGCCGAGTAGTGCCGCTCGACTTGCGCCCGCCGGCCACGGTCGCCGCCGCCGCGCGTCGCGGCCTCGAGCTGCGTCGCGAGTTCGGGCGCGGCGGGACGGTCGTAGGTGTCGCGCGTGCGCGTGACCTCTCCAACCGGCGCACGCTCTCGATCGACACCGTCCGCCGCATGGCGTCGTTCCTGTCGCGTCATGCCGTCGACCTCGAGGCGCCCGCGGCGAAGCCGGGCCATCCTGACTACCCGAGCCCCGGCCGTATCGCGTGGCTGCTCTGGGGCGGCGACGCCGGGCGCCGATGGGCGAACAAGATCCTAAAGCAAGAAGCCCGGCTTCAAGCCGAAACGAAGGGGTACGCATGAGCGAAGAAGTGACCACGGAAACCACGGACCAGGGCGCCGCGTCCGCGCGCATTCGCCAACTGGTCGCGCGCGTGAAGGAACTCGAAAGCCGTGTCGGCGAGCTGGAGCCGGTGGCGGCCCAGGCCGAGAAGTACCGCGCCCAAGTCGACGAGGTCAAGGCGGCATCCAAGGCAGAGCGAGAGGCGCTGCGCGTTGAGCGCGAGATCGCCGCTGCCGGAATCACGGACGCCGAGGGCATGGAGTACGTTCAGCACGCGTACAGCAAGCTCGCCGCCGAGGGGCGGCCTCCTCTGTCGGAGTGGCTGGCGGCCCCTGACGGGCTCCCCAAGGCGGTTCGCGCGTACCTCCCGGCCTCTACCCCTGCCGCGCCCGCGCCGACGACCACGGCCGCGCCAGCGGCGCCGGTAGTGCCCTCGCCGCGCACGTCGACGGGCACGATTCCCCAGGCGCCGAGCGAA